TCAAAAGTTGATTGCATACTGAACTTTAACATAGACGCTTGAGCGGCCATTTTTGCCAATCCCTCAACACCACCCTCAAAGTGGTATTTATTTAATTCCCTCATATTATCACTAACATCAGACATAATGTCCTTAGCATTCATTCCAATATTTTGAATATAAAATATAGACTTTTCAACCGCAGGAGCAATTCTAGACATTTGAACACCAACACCCTCGAAATCCTTAACTAAAGTTTTGGTATCAGTACCTAAAACCTTATTCATTGCAAAAAGTTTTTCCGCTGTTTCAGATGCCACTAATAAATTTCTCTTAGTCGCCTCAGACACATTTTTAATAATATTATATGCTTCTTCCGCAGAACCACCTAATGCGGAAATTTTAGGAACAGTATCACCAATACCTTTAGATATTTCACTAACTCTTTGCCTAATTTGTGTAAAAGTATTATTGAGGTCTCTCGTCATTCCTCTTACTTCACCAAACGCCGTTTTTAAATCCGGTACCGCAGCATTAATTAACTCATTGATAGTATCATTTAATTTATTAGGTAACTCTTTGTCGTCGTCTCCTGCCATAAATTTTACATTTTATTATAAATAGAACAAGGACTGTTTTTTCAGTCCTTGTTTGTATTTTCTTCAATCCATTTTTCTAAAAGATATTTTCTTATAAAAATCGGCATTCTCTCAAAATCAGAATATGTTATGTTTAATAGTGTGTTTAAATAATAGAATTCATCTATTTGACTCTTTCTATAATTAGAAGAAAGGGCGAAAAAAGTCCACCCCAAAACCAACGTTAACTGTTAGTAATTCTCCTGATGGGGTTGAAACGGTTTTTCTTAAATCCAATCTAGGTTCATTTTCATTTATAAATTTTCTTATAAATTTTGAATCCATTATTGGTAATTGTTCTACAAACTTAGAAATATCACTCAAACTTGTCTCACCATTTACTTCAACAATTTCTTTTTGAAGTCTCATAGTAACTCTCGGTGGTACTCTTCCTGGTGGGTATGTAGACAAAGCACTGTTAATTTGATTAACTTCACCCCAAGTTAGTGGTTTAACTTTAATAGTTGACCCGGATTTAGGTAATGTTATAGTAAAAGTCCCATCTTGATTTGGTTCTTGACCTTTTACAACATTTAGTTCATCTAACAAGATATTTGTTGTAAATTCTTTATTTGTTTTTGGGTCTGTAACATTTAAAGTAATTTCAGGTCCAAATGCCGTATTTCTTAAAAAGATTAAAACTGCCTCAACATCACCTTCCAACATATCATCAACCCTAAAATCAGGTTCATAAATTTTTGTTCTTAAAAGATTTGTTGCAATATCTCCGCCACCTAATAAGATGTTTTCATCCATGGCGGTCAAATATCCAACTTTAATTGATTGTTTTTTATTTTTGTAAAAAATTCCACCTGAAGGAAGTGGTACCACATCATGTGGTAATGTAAAATTTTCTTGTCCGTATTGTCTTGATTGATTATCCATATAAAAAAATTAACCGTAGAAAGTTTATAGTTTCTCTACGGTTAAATATAATTCTTTTATTTTTTTTATAAAGTATATATCAATAAACTAACACACATCTATCCATTCTCATGGTTGCTGCGATAGTCGCCAAACCATCTTGGTTGTATGCTAATGTGTTGAAGTTCACATCAGTTAAGAATGTTCCATAAAGAATCCACTTCTCAACAACAACTCCGGTTGGGTCCAACATCTCCAAATCAACGTCTTTTTTGTATCCTGCCGCATAACCCATACGACCTGTTACAGACTCTGCGTGTAAACGAACCCACTCCATAAGAGCTTGAGCAGCTGAAGGGCCAATTGGGTCTCTAAATGTTACGTTAAGTGTTTGCCAATTGAATCTACCAGCAACAAATGTAGACGTATTTAGAAATGGAATTTCAGTTGCATTTATTGTTATATGTGGACGAGCCGTTGATTCTACAAACCACTCATTTATCCCCAAACTCGAAGGAAACCTTAGAATGAATCGGTTTTGTCTTTTCGGTTCATAAGGTATCGGCATTTTCATTAATAAATCCGCCATAGTGTATTCTATTTAATTATTTGTTTATTGTTTATAAATAGTGTATTTGTAAAAAATTTTTCTATTTACTTTTATTTTAAAAAAATTATTTTCCAGTTATATCCAGTTATATCCAGTTATATCCAGTTATATCCAGTTCCAGTATAACTTAATAATAATTAATTATTTAAACTTTCTTTTTAGTTCCTCCTGTTGTTAAATATGTTTGAACTATATTATCTGGTTTATCCTCAAAGTGTTTTTTCATCGCTTCTACGTTTCTAATATCATCATCTGAAAAACCTATCTTAGGCATCTTTGGTACAAACTTATTTCCCAAATCTTTTTTAATATATGCCTTCTTATTTAACATTGCTGCCATTGCCCTAATATAAGAGACAAAATCGTCCATCGCAATTATCTTTGCAAGTTCAGGATTTTCAGCTCCTTTAACATCCCCAAAAGAAACCGGATGATATCTATTAAGTTCCAAATAAGATTTAATTAATTCATTATCACTTAAATCTTCTTCATCCGCAAATGTTCTATATTTCCGTAAACTTTTAACCAATTGTTTCTTACTTATCCCATTAAAATCACTTACAATATAGTTATATACCGCTTGTTTTAAAGTCTCAGGGTTGTGACCTCTTGCTGTTATGATGGCAAATATTGAACCGTTATTTATCGCCTCTCTAAAGTCATCAAAAGCTGGTCCGGGTTTTGCCTTCATTACATCAATTAAAAATTGTTTGTCCCCATCTGTTTTAAAATTTCTAAAAGGATTTTCACCATATCCCACAATAATATCCCCATTATATTCAAAATCTTCTTTTCCAATGGTGTGTCTATGTTCTGCAAAATCTTCGGTTCCCATTCCCACCTCATCACCATCTTTAGTTTTTAATATTATCTTTGTTGGCATAGAAACAATGTTATCATCCCAATCAAAGGCATAATATTTCATATCCGGGGTGCTAGTGTCTTCAAAACCTTCTAATATATATTTTTTCATAGTTACAAAGATAGGGGATAAATCAATACCCCCTATCATATTTTTTAAACTTATATATTTTCAAATGATGCTCCTGTTGGTGTGATAAAGAATTCAATATTAATGAATTCAAGAGCTCTTGTTGGTTTTAGATAGATTTTACCGTTAAGTGTGTTTCTATCCAAATCTTCAGGTGAAGATGATACGGTTACACGGAAATCATACAAACCTCTATCTCTTCTGATAGCATCTAAGATTGGGTTTACACTATCCAAGAATTGTTGTCTAACGATTTGGTCGTTTTGTTCAAACAATAATCTTACAGCAACTGCGGAAATTAACTTACGTGCTTGTAATAATAATCTTCTAACATTTAATCTGTTAAGAGCCGAATCTGCAACTTGTAAAGTTTTATTACCCCAAATTACGGTACCAACATCAGAGAAAGTTGCGATTGGGTTAATTCTACCTTGGTAAAGTATGTCTCTATCTTCTTGAGTTAGTTTAATTCTTGCTTTAACTGAATTAACAAGACCTCTTGTATAACCCGCAGATGCGAACCAAGGGAAAGCAATATTATCAGTCAACGCTAAGTTTCTACAAACTTCACCGGTTGGTGGAAGATATATTTGAGTATTGTTAACCGTATCTCTAACTAATATCCAAGGATAATAGGTTGCGGTATAATTTGAATCAATTCCTGTTTGGTCTAAGTTATCAACCGCCTCAGTTGGTAAAATGTTATTTGTTGCATCTCCTCCGTCTGGTGTGAACATATCATAATCCGGAGTTGTTGCGATATAAATAGAGTCTGCTCTATTATACTGAACCATATTAATTGCTTCTTCAACAAGGTTAGAATGGTTAACATAATCAATACCTGTTGTTGCAAATACGTTAATGTTTGTTGATTCAGGGTTAGCAAATGTATCGATACCTAACAAATATGCGTAATAGTCTGTGTTAGCCCAATCAACCGTATTTTTATTTACTGTAATTGGTTTAAACATTCCGTCTCCGGTTGCTAATGGATATCTTGTACTTGAAGACGCTCCCGCCAAATATCCAGTACCCCCTAATCTAAATCTATCTTCATTTGTTCTATATTCTCTGTAAACATCCCATCCGTCAAATCCTGCAGCAAAACAAACTGTGAATTTTCTTGCGTAAATGAAATAATACGGATTATCTTGAGAAGTTGGGTCAGACGTGAAAGAAGCCACACCGGTATCGAACGCTGGAGTACCACTTGTATTATATGATGTTGAAATCAATATTGAAGTTGCCCCTGAATCCATATGAAATCCTTTTGTTAAAAAATTCCAATCATTAGATTCAGTTGCGGTATCCCATCCTGTTACAGGATTTTGCTTACCTTTATATTGTAAAAACGAATCGTCAATACCAATTTTACTTGAAAAACCTAAATACGTTCTTCTAACATTATCTCCGTTAGACGATACAACATTATCACCACCCGATGTACTACCAAATGGAGGGTCAAAAATTGTTTGACCTGGGTAGTTGTATTGTGTTTTATAAACAGGGATTGGTGGTTTATTATCTAAATTAGAATATTGTCTTTGAGTATATCCGTAAAAACCACAAGGTAATGCATCTGATGGGTACTCATCTGCCATCTCAACCATGATGTATTTTGAAACTAAACTAAATTCACCATTAACAGAACCTATTTTTTTAGCAACAAAATTATTTGAATTTATATCTAAATTACAATTTGTGAATTTTTCAAGTATAACCGGATTAGTATCAGTATCATAAAAACTTCTAACTAAAACATCAAAAGTTAAGTTATTAAATGAGATACCCGCGATAGATACTTTAATTTCCGTATTTGCGGCAGTACCATCAGATATTGATATAAATCTAAATAAATTAAAAACTTCAGTACCCCTCAACTCAGAAACTAAAAACGGAGTTGATGGTGTTGTATATTTTTCTAAATTCCAAGCAATTGACTGAGTACTTCTACTTCTCGCATCTGGTAATGAAACTAACTCGCAATTTAAACCTTTAATATACCCGCTATTATATAGATAATCTAAAACTCCCGGATATATTTCCTCAACGAAAACAGGAACTTGAGTTCTTGATTTTGAAAAATTATCAACACCTAAAACTTTAGTTATGTATTTTGTACTTGATTGTTGTAGAGTTGTTTCAAATGAAAAATTATTGCCGTCTTTAGTATATCCGGACAATAGAAAAGTTGCATATGGACTTTGTCGTACATATGAATATTCTCCCGTACATACCATAGTTAAATCATCCCCAACAAAATTACCAAAACTATCAATTCTACCGGGTACCTCATAAACGGGTCCGTGGTTTGTTGAATTATATAATGATATACCTCTTGAACGTATTGTGGCAACTACTTGATTATTGTATTCTGTGAAAGAATATCCGGTAAAATTATAAAACTTACCCGAAATTGTTCCTGTAAATCCGTAATCAACACCACCACTTTGAATAACACTAATATTACTTACAGTATAGTAAAAAGAATAACCTGAATAATTATCGGTATTATTATTTTCAAAATTTGCATAATACCAAGGGTCGTTTACTGATGAACCTAAATCATTATCATCAATACTGTTAGAGTCGCAATCGTAAACATTTGTTTGTGCAGAATATGTTGAAATTAAAGAATTATAGTCGGCACTATTTACAGCACCGTAGAAAACAGATGTTACGGCCGATGCTGGCGGCTGAGTTGAGCCGGTAGAATTAACACATATATCTAAAACAATATTATGAAAATCGTCCCTCAATGTTGATATTGAGCCGTCAAATAATCTATATTCAACATCTAAATTGTTAGTTATTTGTTGAGGAACTCCTCCTGTGGTA